CCTTAATAGGGGTTCTATTTAACAGTAGAAACTGTTTAATAGAACTTTCGTTAAGAAAAATTTTTCCAAACAATTATTATTTTAGAGTATTATTTGATTTAATTTATGATTTTGAAGTTATTTATAATTTTTATTTTGTATTAGTTTTATTATATATATATATACTCTAAGTAAAATAAATTTTAGTGGCTTATGAATCTTATTTCGTTATAGATGAATGAGGTGTTAAAATTTATTTTATGAAAGATTTTTGGTTCGCCTTATCTGTTTTATTATATGAGGCAACTGTGCCAGTTTTTCGAGGAAAAACAAAGCACACAACTCTCCAAATCTTTTGTTATAATGTAAGACTGAAAGTATCGGTGGAGTTTGAATCCCACCTGTATTTTGTTTACGTTCTCTTACTATTAGCACACGTTTACCCTTACCTGAAGGTAAAACTAAACTTAGAATATAAGTCTTTAATGGTTAGCATTTCTTTGAAGAACGTTATCGTATAAGGTCGAAGCCTAACCCGCTTTGGCTCAGAAGATGGTAGACTGCAACAACGTAATAGTTACAACGTAAACAATAGGTTTTATATTGTCTGATTAGAAGAGTACCTAAAAATTTTCATGAAGACTAATACTAAAAACGAAGTTAAATATTATATTTTTTATATGAATACAGGAGAAATTAAAGTTATATCTAAGATCTTATTCTCAAAGCTTAGCTATCCTGTAATTGCATGTCATAGTGGCAAAGTTCGCTTAGTAGGAAGTGTTTCCAGAACAGAAGCGAAACGCCAACTTTGCTCTATGGAGCTAGGCGCGCAAGCGTCCAAACTTCGAGCTCAAGGTTTATTTGGGACTCTAGTGGATGCTTTTAAAAATTTAACAGATTTGAGTTCTGTTTTGATAGGATCCTTAAATAAGATCCAAAATTTGAATAAACGAGATATATTAATGATTATTTCGTCTTTTGTGAAAATAGCTGATATGTTTCACTCTCGTGAATTCACACCTTTGAGTGTGACGGCTGCTATTTTAGATATATATATGGTTTATTCAACTTTCTCTTTAGAGGCGCAAGGTTTAGAAAGTTTAGCTTCTATAGCTTGTGCTAGCTTTATTCCTGAGAAATTATTTTCAATTATTAGGAAAAGCCAATATTTGTCTTCGGTTAAAATATTGGATGATTTATCTTACTTTCACGATTTTTTAATATCGATAGTGGAAGGATTTGAATGGATAACTGATAAAATACCATTTCCTGAGTGTATAAGAAGCTTTGTAAATAGTATGCTTGAAACTTTTAGAAACACTTCGGATCATGTTTTGATTAGAGATATGGAGAAAATTTTACAACAATCCGTTGATTGTAAGGTATTTTTAGATCTTGCATATCGAGAAAAGAGTAAAAAATTGAATATTAAAGTAGAATCTTCTCACGCTTTAAAAGAATGGACTAAAAGATCTCAATCTTTATTGAACGTAATCCAAAAATGGACAAGGCATATGAAGATTATTAAAGCTTATGAAGACCCAGGAAGAGTTGAACCTACTTGTTTTATATTTGAAGGACAACCAGGAAAGAAAAAGTCAGTTGTGATGAATGCCGTAGTAGAAGCTTTAGAAGAGCCTTTTTATGCTCATTGCGTTAAAGCAGTGATGGATGGAAAAGATTTTTATGACAATTATAATAATGAACCCATTTTTTATATGGATGATGTAGGTCAGAATGGTGTATCACAATGGAGACCATTAATGAATATGGTATCCTCGGTTAAGATGCCCCTGGATTGTGCAGAAGCAAGTAATAAAGATACAAAGTTTTTTAATAGTAGCAAGATATTTGCTACTACTAATAGATTTCAGACGTTGAATAATTGCCTGACGAAACAAGATTGTATAGATGATATTGAAGCTTTGTGGAGAAGAGGGAATGTGTTTGATTTTTCATTAGTTGTACCTACTCCTTCATTTATTAGGGGAAGGATTCAGTTTAAACATTTTGACTTGAATAGAAAAATGTTTGTGAACGATTTTCCGGCATCTTTTAAGAAAGAAGCTACAAATAGAAATGTGGTGCTTAAACCATATTTGGATATAGAAGACCGTTCACAGTTGTTACTTTGGATTTGTAAAATTATCAAGATTTTTGATTTAATGAAAAAGGACTATGCCAATCAGAATAAATTAACTGAATCTGAGAAAAGTATAATTCAAAAAGAATTACACGATTTAGAGTATTTAGACGCAGAGTCACTAGCGTTACCGAGTTATGTTAATGATTTACTTCAATCTTTATTGAGAGAGTTTTCAACTAATGTAATTTCATATTTTTGTGAAATTAAGAGCTTTATAGTCGATAATGCTATTCATATATCAGGATTATTTTTGTTAGGAATAGGATTAGCTTCACTGTGGTGGGTTTTTGGTCGGATAGATTGGAAATCGGAAGACTACAGATATGTGTTGAAAGTTGATGAGGGAGTAATACAATCCTTTGGATTTGAAGGAGAAGATGTCTATAAATACACCGAAAATGGTATGTATTTACCCTCTAAGCCATTTTTATTTAATCATGATAATAGTTTGACTAGAGATCCTTTATTTAAAGCTTATTTAGAAAAGTGTAAACAACATCCTAAGGGAGGGTTGAAATCAGAAGAATTTAAATTTGACCCGAAAGGGGCTCATAATAGTTTGTTAAGTATTCAAAAATCTGTCCGTAATATAAAAATTACAAGTTCCGAAGGAACTATATCTATGCGATGTTTGATTTCAGGAAGATCTATAGTATTACCTTCTCATGCGACAGGAGATGATAAATTCTCAGTTATTGTGTTTGATGATAAACAAGAAAATAAAAGACTGATTGACGGTGATTTTGTAAAAGTAGTTTATAGAAATACAGCAGAAGATATTATGGTTTGTAAATTGCGAGATTCGTTTCCTTCACCCTTTAAAAATATTTCAAAATGGTTTAAAGAAGAGGCAGATTTGAGTGATGCAGCTTATGTAGTTTCATCTGAAATCTTAAGTCCTGTAGGAATGTTCGCAGCAAATGCGAATCTTCGTTATAAAACAGAACGTAAATCGTTTTTTGTCAAAGACGCTTTTATTTATGATCTTCAATTTAGTGGTTTCTGCGGTTCTATTATATTTTCTCCTAAGGGAGGTGTGTTAGGAATGCATGTAGCCGGTAGTGATAGTGTTGGTTATGGTGTGGGAATGGCGTGGTCTAGAGACACTAGAATATTAATTTCTAGTTTATTGGATACCGATAAGAATTTATTACCATTAGAGTTTAAAACCATTAATTCCTCAAATGTTAGCGCCATTAAATTAGATAAAAAGATGAATGTGAGTGCTATAACTAAAACTAATATAGGACCTTCAATTCTTCATGGAATCTATCCGGTTAATAGAAGTCCTGCTAAATTAGATAAGTATGGTAGATTTACTGTTAAAGAAATTGGTAAATCAGCGTTCACCGTTCCTGGTAAACCTCCTTTATCTGAGGTTGAATTCGCGAGTAAAGTCGTGGGTAAAATGTTTGATGAATTTGGGGATTTACCTTGGTATGAGGTAGTTAAAGGCAATGATTTGCTTAATGGTTTAAATAAGGATTCTTCTAACGGATTTGCTTGTTATAAAGACAAAGATTATTATATTAATTTTGAAACAGGAAATTTGACTGAAGAGTGTTTAGTAGAAATCAATAATTTTGAAAAAGCTGTAAACGAGGGAAACATGACTGAAGCTGACTGGTCTAAATTATTTTGGGTTGAAACGCCGAAAGATGAAGTTAGGAACAATTCGAAAGAAGGAGTCCCTAGAACTTTCAGAGTTGGTACAATAATTCAACAAATTTTAGCTAAAAGATATTTCGGAAAGTTTGTGGAGTCGGTGATTTCTCTAAGAGATTTTAATCAAGTGATGGTTGGTGTTAATCCTGTGAAAGAATGGCCTAAGATGTATGAAAAGTTACAAAAGGGAAAAGTTTTCGCTGGAGATGTTGCGAAATGGGACAAAGGAATGGTTCCTGAATTTCAAAGAGCGTTGTTCGACGTGATTATGGAGAAATATAAGGGGTCTCAGCCCAAGATAGCAGCAATGGTTTTAGAGTGTTTAATTCATTCATTAGTGATTATGTTGGATGATTTGTATTTGACTACACACTCATTGTCATCTGGACATTTTCTAACAGCTATTTTTAATAGCTTGATTAATAGAATGTATACTGCAGGTTGGTATTATAGACAAATGCAATTAAAAGGTATAAAACCTCAGATTCATGCATTTTTCACGGATGTGGTTGACTATGTTTATGGAGATGACAAACTAAACTCTGTAACAAAACACTGTGATGTATTAAATGCAATTACGATGCGAGATTATTTCGAGTCGTTGGGTTTAGGTTTTACAGATGCATCTAAACATCCTATTGTAGAAGAGTTTCAAGATATATCAGAAGTTTCTTTTTTGAAGCGATCCTTCCGATTTCATGATCTTTTAGGAAAGATAGTTTGTCCTTTAGACTTAGACGTATTGCAATCTGGTTTATCCTGGGTTGATTATACGAAGGATGTTAAGCTAGTTATGAGTTGTAAAATTGATAACTATCAGCGTGAAATATTTCTGCACCCAGATAGAGCGGAACTTTTATTGGACTTTGAAAATAGGTTGAAAAAGAGAAGTATGAATTTGGTTAAATTTCCAACTTCATATTTAATGGAACTATATTCTGATGAATCTAATTATGAACCTATTTTTGGTTCAAATTTATATTTATAAAATTTATTTGGAGATTTCGTTTGCGTTTAAGAAATTAAAGTGAACTTATACACTTTAAGCGTCTATGCGATATCTTCTTTGATTATTCTAAATAATTAAATAAATTTAAGGAACGATGTTAGAATGTTATTGTGGTAGCATTTCTTCGTTTTAAAATAATAAAGCCACAACACAACAAAATGTAAATAATAATGATGATCTTGATTCAGATCTTATATATATGAATCAAAATTTACAGGGAGTTAGTAGTGTAAATACTGTTACTTCTAATTTTTATTCTCAAGTTCGTACACGATCTATTATAGAACCTGATTTTATATATGATAAAAATTATAGACTTACAAGTGTGGATCCCTCTCTTAAGATGGATTTTTCTAGAATATTGAATAAACCATATTTTATTAAGAATATAATTTGGTCTAATGCTTTAACCCAATATTCAGTAATAGATGTAACTAGAATTCCTTTAGATATTTTTAATAATGCATTGGCGAAGATTCCTTTTGAATCGTCTACTTTGTATAGAGCAAAGATATCTGTATTACTTCAAGTAGCAGGAACTCCAATGCATCAAGGAATTTTAATGGCTAGTGCTGTCCCTATTGGTTTTACATCAGATCCAGCTTTTGTTAGTTCTAAGGATGTTATCAATTCTTTGATGGCTGCACCACACGTTTTCTTAAATGCGAATGAGCAGACCTCTACACGTTTGAGAGTGCCGTTTTATGTAAACTCTCCGTTGGATAAGACAGATTTGGATAGAACTACATATAATATGAATTTTACTGGAACTGATTATGCAGCTATACCAATAGTTGTTATGAATCCTTTGGGTGTTCCCACAAGTGGTTCAACTTCAGTTAGTATATCGATGCATGTAGTTTTCGATGAGATAGAATTTTATGCCCCTCATACTGATGTGTCTTATGTCCCTATTCCGGGTGATTTGGAAGCACAGGGTTTGTTAGAAGACTTAAAAGCCGCTGGTTCAAGGGCTATTGACTCTACATTTTCTACTGTGCGTAAATTGACAGGAGATATTTTTGATATTGCTAGAGCTGGTATAAGACAATATACAGGTCTTCATTCTCCGAATTATCCAATGTTGCAAAGTAAGACATATGTTCAATCTCGTAATGTGGCGAATACAACTGATACACCAGTACGTTTCGATAAAATGGATAATTTTGCTAATCATGATAGAGTAGTCAAAGATTATATCTTTGAAACTAGTCAGGATGAAATGGATGTCAAATATTTAGGAACCAAACCTCAATATTTAGGGACATTTGTAGTTAAAACAACTGATCCTGCTGGAACTTTGTGTTGGTCTCGCCCTATTACACCGTCTCAAGAGTTTGAACTTACTGATTATGTTAATTTTGCAGGAGAGACAATTAAAACTTCTAAATTTTCGAATCTTCAACAACTGCTTGCTTATATTCATCGTTATTGGAGAGGAGGAATTAAGATACATTTACAATCTAGCATGACTAATTTTCATTTTTGTAAATTGGCTATAGCACGTGATTATTCTGTTAGAACCCCTAGCTCTTTTTCATATCCTACTTTTGGATCTATACCTAATTTGATGACTGAGTTTATAGAGTTCTCGGCAGGTGGTCAAATACAAACTGTTGACATGCCCTATGTGTCTCAAATGTCTCAGTTACCTTGTATGTCAGAATGGCAAGGTAATAGTTCTCAACATGGAATGTATTATATCTATTTAAATCAACCTTTGGTGACTAATGGATCTGTTCCTACTACTATTGCTTTCAACGTTTATATATCTCTTTGTGAAGATTTTCAATTCTTTGGATATGCTACGAACCCGATTAGAATTAATTATCCAAACTTTCTATCGGGTATACCAACTGAATCACCTCCAGATGAGGAAGGTTTAGATCTAGGTACATTAAAGAGGACTAAGAGTGATTTATCCCAAATTTTAGAGAAATTTAGAGAACAAGAGTTGGAAGCTCAATCTTCTGCACCAATTCCAGAAAGTACTCAAGAGGAGTTGACTGCTTCTCCTCTGAGTGACTCTTCAGTGGTGTGTCCAGATTTTAGACCTGTAACAAATATGAGAGATCATTTTAGGCGATTTTATAAAGTTTATAGGCAAGGCTTAAATGCAACAGGCTTGAATAATTCCAATGAATTGATCACATTAGACGTAGCAGATCTTATTGGCCAGAAGTCATCGTTAGTTTCTCCTTTTACTGGAACTGCAGTCTCTTCTACTTTAGATTTAACATCTAAGATGTATTTAGGCTGCTCTGGAGGAGTGAGATTTAAGATAGTAGTTTCTGGCACTTCTTCTGCTAGTGCGTGGTATGTTCCTCCCGGTTTTACAGCTACTGAAGTGTTTAATAATGATGCTATATTTTTGTCTACTATTCCTAGATCGCGCTCTACATTTCCGAATGCTATAACTCTTAACTCCCTTATGTATCAAAATCTGACCGATAATTCTTCTTTAGTTGATAATAGTTTTTCGGTTCAATGTCCTACTTTAGAAAGGGCAAATTATGCGAAGGCATCTGGAGTTTTTAGCGCTTATAATCCCACAGGGGGAGACGTTAATTACATTCCTGATGCTACATCTATATTAGAATTTGAAATTCCTAATATGAGTCCTTATCAGTTTTACGGAGATGTTACAAAAGTTTCTACTCTTTCAGCTAATTATTTGAAGGCCTCTAGTACGAGTGCATTAGGTCACATTGTAATTTTTATTCCTGCAACGGCACTAACCGGAGGAGATAGAGTAGGTTGTAATGTAGCAGTTTATGCAAGTTATGATGATGTGACTAGACATGGATATCAAGTTTTTGTTCCTCCTGTGGTAATACCTGCATATTTTGATGGACCCGGAAATTTAAGATGGTTGGGAACTGATATGAATTTTCCACAAGGTATGGCAGCTGTAGGTCCTCGAGCCACTCCACCAACTTCCACACAATTATATTATTATAATTTTTATACAAAATTGACTTAGTTTGTATTGTAAATTTATAAGTCATTTAACAAAGTTTTTAGCGACGCTTTGTTAGATTTTATTTGTCGCACGTAATGTAAATATTTTAAAATTTTT